AGATTAAAGTCAACTAACTTCTGTCTCATAAATGGCTCAAGCTTTTGAGTCTTTATACAGTTGTTATATTCTTCCTCAGACATACCACGCTTAGATAACTCTCCATCTTTTTTAATATAAGGAGTTACTAATTTATAATCAACCCATTTAGGTTTGAATGTATTATGTACCTCATCTTCTATTGCTTGTTTCTTTTCTCTAAGTTCAGCAAGTAAAAGTAACCCATGTTTAGTATCAAACTTAAAGCCATTAACTTCTTGTTGTTTGATGATACCTGCTATACCTTGTTCAATAGCAATACAATCTTTACTGAATCCTTTACTCTCTCTTCTTAACTCCTTAAGAACAACAGCGTTAAGTTGCACGTCACGTACACAATAATCCAACATCTCTTTAGAATAGTTTAGATAGTCTGTAAAGTCTATCTTATGATATCCTAATTTGTAACCCCACTTTTCTAGGCTATGTCCTCCTTCTCTATTAGGATTAAATAACCTAGATAAAACAAGAGTATCTATAACAGGTTTCTTAGATAGGTCAATGCCACCAAACTTTTCTACCACTGGGATATCAAAGCCAATGATGTTATGTCCTATTAAAGTCTCTGCCTTAGTCAACAGTTCATAACCTTCTTGTAGTTTATCAGGAGGGAATTTAAATATCTCTCCTGACTCTACATCTTGAGCAACGATACAATGTACTAAGGTTGCTTTAAGGTCATCTGTTTCTATGTCAAATACTAATTGCATTAAAATGCCTCGTCTCTAGTGTTGTCAAATTCTATATCATCATCAGATAATTCAGATAGTCTGCCTGTCTCACCATCATAGATAACCCTAGACGCAAGTCCAACATCACCTGTGTACCTAGACTTAAGAACTCTTAACTTAGTTGTTCTTGCTTCTTCGGGGTCATCTGATTGTTGGTTACGTTCAAGAGCAATAACACAATCACTAAGTTGTCCAATACTATTTGAACCTCTTAGATGTGATAGTGATACTTCAATACCGTTCTCGTGTCCTTTGTTACCATCAACTCTACGTAAGTGTGAAACCAAAATGATTCCTGCACCCGTCTCTTCTACCAAACTTCTTAGTCTGGTCATGATAGTATCAATGGCTCGTCTCTCATCTCCATCATGTACTGCACTGACTAACATATGTAAATGGTCAACGACCACCCATCTGCAATCACATCCAATAATCATGAAGCGAAGCTTAGTAAAGATATCATCAATGTCATTCGTACCAAAGTGTGAATGAACCCATACTCTATTCTTGTTCTCACCATCATATAGTATATCAAACATCTTATCTAATTCTTCTTTAGAAAACTTCTCACGTTCTTCATCAACGTACAACCTAGCATTAGCTTCGATAGATAAGATACCATCAATGGTTCTTCTCCAATCTTCTTCCAGTGCTATGATGCCTACGTTATCAGTAGTGTTCTTAATAAGATGATGTTCTAATTCTCTAGTGACACTAGACTTACCAAGACCTGTACCACCTGTAAGAGTAATCAGTTCTCCTTGTCTCATACCATATAACTTCTTGTTAAGTCCTTCGTATGGATAAGGAACACATGGTTTTCTTTCACGATTATTAAACTTTTCACGTTGTTCAGATACATTTATAACACCGGATGGTGTATAAACTTTAGCTGACCACCAACATTCAACAAACTCTTTGTGTCTGTTAGAACGTAGCATATCGTTAGGGTCTTTGAAACCATTAGGGAGTGTAAGTATCTTAGCTTTTCCCGGCTTGAAAAGTCTAGCAACTTTAACTGCTGATTCCTTTCCTGCCTTGTCGTTATCAAATGCAATGATTACATTCTCAAACTCATCAAAGAACTCAAGGCTTTCCTTGATATCTTTAACTGCACCGTTTGCTCCACGCTTGATAGATACTACTGCCCACTTAGAGCCTAGTAGTTCATACCCTGCCATAGCATCACACTCACCTTCGGTTATGGTGACATACTTGCCACCCTTAAATAACTGCTGACCAAACAACCCTGTGTCATTGTAAGTTCCAGTAACAAAGAAGTCTTTGTTGTTTACATTACGAACCTTAGTAGCTGATAGCTCATGTCCATTGTAGTAAGGGTAGAAGTGCTTAATGATTTTACCTTGTAAGTCATGTACACTTTTAACACCATACTTAGTGGCTGTAGCTTGAGATATCTTTCTGTCTGTTAAGGCTGAAAAATGTCCATCATCTACCACGTCTGGTTGTTTAATCGTTGTCGTTGTCGTTGCTGTTTGCATATCCTTTCCTCCACATGCGTTAGTATAGTTAGGCATAAACTCTCCACAACTGAAACACTTTGCTGAATCATCTTCGTTGATTCCAACAGCATCACTGCTGTCACAAAGTGGACAAGGTTGGTGTAGTTTGTCCCAAGTTTTATCCATGTTAGCCCTCAATGTAAACTAAGACTCTTCTGAGTCTGTGTCTACTGCTACTACTTCTTCTTCTTGTTCAACAATTGCTTCAGGACTTTCCTTTAGCACTGCTTCAAGATTACTTTGATGTCCTTGTGAAGCATAGTTCAAAGCTTCAGTCAACACATTCAATGTCCCTATCTTACTGATAGATACGTTAGCACCTGCTCTCTTCTGCTCATCTTCAATCTTTGAAACATCATAGACTGCTTCACCTTCATCATTCTTAATAGTTATAATCATATTAAAATTCCTCGTTGTCTGAACTTGCTTCAGAGTATTCAATTAAATTAGATACCTTCACTGCTATTAACTCAGCAAATGTACCATACTTTCCTGTATAGGGTTTAATCTTTACAGTTACATCAGAGCCATTGCCAACACTAACATCTAAAGCGTTGCCATCTCCGTCAACTAACTTAGGTGCAGGATTGGTTGTCCCATCATGCTTCTCTACTTTCCTACTAAATGAGAAAGCAGGTTCATCATATTTGTTCTGACCATCTCTAGTCCTAACTCTTGATAACCCGATACCCTCTAATCTATTAGCAGTATCTTCATCAGTCAACACAACTATTCCGTACTTATGTGGCTCGAACTTAGTGTTCGGTGTGCTGACATTAGCCCACATAGCTTTCCCTTCTATATACTCATACATATTATTTTCTCCTTTGGTTAGTATTAAGTGTTAAAATTCTATCAGTTTTCATTTTGCTTGTCAAGTCTTTTTGCTCTTCTTCTTGTATTATTTCTATCACGTGTAAATTGTAAGTCTGATTGTAGACTTTCCCATAGCTCATCCCTTACCTCTTGCATCTCTGCTCTAGGTAACTTACTTACTATTTTTAAATCTGATTTCTTAGGAATCCAAGTATCCCAGTATTGTTTCTCTTGACAATCATCTTGCCAAGCCCATTCTGTTTCTTTGAATTTAAATATCATATAGCCCTCCAGCTTTTATAAAACTTAGTCTGGTTTTGTTGGCACAAGACCAGTAACTTGCACGATTGCTCGTATGTCTTTAGGTTCAGGAAGGTTAGTTGAGGGCTACACCTTTGGACATACCTGAAATAAGTATCTATGATACTACTACTTTCCCTCTGTGTCAACCCTTAAGTTCAATAACTTTACTTTATAATTGTCATCTTTCCAAGTAACCTCATAGGCTATTGTGTCTGTAGGATTACTATGATTATAACTTATAATATAATCTTCCCACATTCTAAACTCTTCCTTGTTCATAGGTGTTAAGAAAGTATCTATCATTTATCAGACTTATCCTTTAGTATTAGTATAACAGCTGTCACGCTCACTAACGTAAAAGCTAACATTATCCCTAGCCCTATTATCTCTCCCATCATTTTGTACCTCTAACATATCTATAAGTTTTACTATCCCACTCAGCATCTAACATTTCCACTAACTCATACTTTAAACTGCCTAAGTTATTAACATCAGACAACCACAAATCACTTGTCTCGTGTAGTGTGTTTAACATACTATCTAATTTGTTTATGTATTTAAACACAGTATCGTACTCAATTAAACTCATTTCAATTGTTACTTTATTATTTAGTTTTTTTGTTTTCATTTTACTTTCCCTCTATATAGTTTATTTATTAACGCCATTCTGTTTCTTCCTTTCTTCTTTTATCATTATATTTAATCACCCTTCTACCACTCTTGTAACCTGTCATTTCTCTTTGCCACTTACCATCTTTAAAAGTAACCTCAACAAACTCAACATCTTTATCAAGTTGTTCTTCAGCTAACAACTCTTTTTGTTTAGTTACTTCATCTTTATATTCTGTCATAGTTCTTATCTCCTTTATAAAGCTTTATAAAACTTTTAAAGATATATTAATTATTTATAATAAATATTTATGATATCTTTTAAAACTTTATAAGCATTGTACATCATTTTATTTGTTAGTCAATAGAAAAATCATATTATTTTCTAAGCCTTTCTAAGGGTAGGGTTAGTCA